TGAAATCACAGGTGTCTCAGTTGAAAAAATGCAAGCGCTTGGTGCTGCTGCGGATACCGTTGGCGTATCGATGGAACAGCTAGGCGATATGTCAAAAGACACTAACGAAAAGGTAGGTGAGTTTTTAGCTACGGGCGGCGGCGGTTTCCAAGACTTTGCAGATGTAATGGGTATAACAGCTACAGAAGCGAAAGAGTTTGCTAAAGAGTTTCAAGGATTAAGCGGCCCAGAAATTTTACAAAGAATGACTAAGCAAATGGAAGACGCTGGAGTTTCAGCAGATCAAATGTCTTTCGCTCTTGAGGGCATGGCGTCTGACACCACTAAACTAATCCCACTATTAAAAGATGGCGGCGCAGAGCTTGACGCATTAAAACAAAAATTTTACGAAACAAACGTAGTTTTAACCGAGACAGATATAGAAAAACTTGGCGAGTTAGAAACTAATTTCAAGTCATTAGGCGATACTTTCAATGCCACAATGGGTAAATTCTCTGTTTTGTATTCAGACCAAGTAAACAGCATTATTTCAGACACTCAAGAAGGTTTAAAAATTGTTGGTGACGAGTTTGCTAGTGGCTCATTTATTGATCGCCTAAATTCATTCTATGACGTATTTACTGGGTCTTGGTCTGATGCTTTTGGTGATAACATCGAAATTACAGATGAGTTCCTAGGTGACGCGCAAGAGATAATAAAGAAAATCGGCCGATTCTGGCTAGAGTTTACATTAACCTTGCCTATAAATATGAAGATAGCCGGACTTAGGGTTGCCGAGCTTTTCAATGATATAGTTGACGAAGTTAAGATTGCTCTTGGCGAAATGAATTTAGCGATACAAGAAGGTCTAGACTTAATAGGGCAAGGTAATATAGAGGGCGCACAGGAGCAGCTTGAGGCCATACAGCAACAAGTAGACGCAAGAGATGCTCAGGCCGACGCAGAAATAGCAGCACTAGAGAGAATGAAAGAGGCTAGGCTTGCTGCATTTGACCAAGAGCAAGAGCAAGCAACTATAAAGCGCGAAAGATACGCAGCTGATTCAGCCGCTAGAATGGCAATAGATGACAAGGAGCAAGAAGCAGAAAAATCACGTCTAAAAAAATCTACAAAGGATATTTCAAACCTAGAAAAAGACAAAGACAAGCAAGCAAAAAAAGAAGAAGATATAGAAAAAGATAAAGCAAAAATGAAGGAGGCTAACGCCAGATCTGCTATGGACTTGGCCGCTTTTGTTTTTGAAGATAGTAAGGCCGTTAGTGCTGGTATAGCATTAATTAATACCGCTGAGGGTGTAACTGCTGCACTAGCTAAACAGAATTATGCTGGTGCTGCACTTACTGCCGCTATGGGTGCAGCTCAAATATCTAGTATATTAAGCGCATCAAAAGGCGGCGGGACACCTACCCCGGTGCAATCATCGGTAAGCCCGTCAGAGCCAGATTTTGTGCAAGATACTGAGGTGTTACAATTAACAGACAGCACTGCTAGCGGCTCTGGCACTAATGAAATAAGATTCGCTACTGATAGCGGTGACGAATTAGTTGATGCTATAGCTAACGCACTAAACAAAGGCCAAAGAGAAGGGCGATTTTAATGGGTTTATCAATATCATATACAAACGTTTTAATTGACCAAGTGCCAACAATAACGGATGCTGGAACAGGTGAGATACCCGCTAATATTTCAGACCCAGACCACTCGCTAAATTATACGTGTGGCACTAATGTAGCCGACTTTTCTATTAGCTATGGCGCTCAAGCTGGTATTAGTTATGTTGCTGTTTCAGGTCATAATGCTGCTAGTCCATCACCCGCAACAGTCGCTATATATGACGGGCTAGACTTTGTTCAGTTTGTACAGCCGTTAAAAAGAAATCATAACTTAATGTTTACTTTCCCAGAAAGAAACTTCACAAATTTAATTATTAGATTTTTAACTGTACCTAACAACCACCAAACAACTGTTAGCTTTGTTGCTGCTGGTAAGCATCTTGATATAGAAAAAGGCGAGCAGGCAGGCTATAAAAGATTATGGCTTATGCGTCAACTAGAGCAACGCACGACAAATAATATGCAAGCTGCACCTGTTAGCTCGCTTAAAAAGCCAAAAGCATTAAAAGGTACGTTAACGCTACCTAATGAGGTAGCAGAGTTTACCGAAACAGATTGGCAAGATTTTATTGATTTTACTTTTGAGCAACCTTTCTTTATTAAAGAGCAAGAAGATGAACCGCAAAGCGCTTATATCTGCTTTGATGCTAAACATGATTTGTCAGCGCATCCGCAAACAAGAAAGCTAAACGCAGTAAAACTAACTTTTAACGCTTATAACGGGTTATAGAATGGCAACATTTGAACAAACTAGAAGCATGAGAAATCAACAACACTTCGAGGTGTTGGAGATTGATTTACCTGTTATTACCGGCGCTTGTACTATTGGCAGCTCACCGGGTTATGGCACGCCGTTAACTTGTGACGAGGCTTGGACTGGTGAATATAAAACCTATAAATTCACTAACCAAAACGCGCCATTAATTCAAGGCTCGCCTTTTAGATGTATTAAATCAATAAGCGAAACAGCAACATCAATAAAACCGGGGCAAGGTTTAGCAGGGCGTGGATCTTTAAGTATAACCTTTGATGATTTTACAAACCAAGACCCGAACCCAGATGCGCCAGCTGTTAACGCTACAGTTAAAAAGCAAGGGACTTTTTTTGGTAAGCTTGCAGCGCGTCAGATATTTGACAATAAAAATGTAAAACTTAAGTTATACAGAGTTCAGCCAGATGGAACAATTGATTTGGTTAATGGTGCTGAAACTAGGCACTATGTTGCAGAATCTTTTAATGCTGGCAGTAGTGGCACTTGGAAATTAAATTGTAAAGATGTCATGTCACTGGCAAACCTTGATGAAAAAGAATGGCCTATTGCTACTAATAGCTTTTTACGTCAAGACATTACAGAAAACCAACTTGTATTACAGGTTGATAACGAAACAGTTTATTCAATAGGTATGGTTATCCGTATCGGTGATGAGTTTATGCGTATAGATGGTGTTGACACTAGCGACCCAGCAGACCATAAAATACAAGTTTCAGGGCGCGGAATACCTATTCAAGCGCCAACATCATTGGAAATACTGACCATAACAGAAAAAGAAGAGCATGACGCAGGCGACGAGATATTCATTTGTGATGAATCAGACGATGAAACAATTGACTCTTTATTAACTCGTATATTAATTGATTCTGATTTTGACCCAGCATTAATACCATCGGCAGAATGGGCAGCAGAAGTTAGCGAATGGCATGCAACAACAAGAATAAATACTTTGCATATTGAATCAAAAGGCGTTAACGATGTTTTAAAAAGTATCCTTAACGGTTTTTTAATGGACTTATGGTTTAGCACTACAGAGAACAAAGCAAAGCTATCAGCTATTAGTGTATGGAAGCAAAGCAGCAGCACAATAGAAGAAGGTAAAGAAATAAACGCCTATACTATAAGTAAGAAGCCTCAAGAACAAATACGAGCATCTAGGGCGCTTGTGTTGTATGACAAAAGAAACTTAGCAGACAATGAGGATGATTCAAGTTATAGAAAGGGTTCTCAGTTTCAAGATAACGCCATTATAGGGCCAGAATTATATGGAGAGCATAAAGACAAGCGATTTAATAATAACATTATGCTTGATAAAGATGCCGCTGACCTATTAACGCAAAGATATGTAAGCCGGTTTAAGTTTACGCCGTATATTAGAAGCTTTACAGCAGACGAAAGATATATAACCTTTAAAACTGGCGATGTTGTTAACGTTAATAGTGAAGTAGACCAAGGCTTTGACGGTGCAAACTCTAACAACATTAGAGCGCAAGTATTAAAAATAAACCCTAAATACAACAAAGAGGGTAGACAATACAACGTTGACTTAATGACATATGAAGCAGCATTTGAGGATAATAGCGAGATATTGCTTGATGGGCCACTGGGCGAGGCTAGTCTTTTTGTTTTAGCTGGCGCACCATCTCAAGCTGTAACTATAACTTTTGTTTTGACTGCTTATTCGTTCGGACAGACTGCTATAAGAGCCGGTAACTTTGCAAGCGGCTCAAAAGTAATACTGATACTCGCTAATGGTTTTGAAGGTAAAGCAAACGGCGGTAATGGTGGTAAAGGTGCTGACGGCTCAGAAAACACAAATACACCACCACCAAATAACGCGGGTAACGGGCAAAACGGCGGCACTGTTTACGATGCTCAAGGCGTAGACACTGATATATATTTTAGCGGCGCGACCCCTTCGGCAGCATATCCAACGGCAGACGGTTATATTTTTGCGCC